AATTGCATCACGACCTCTGATTGCTCCAACAATTTTAGATCCATCTGCAAGTCTTTGTGTACCAGCAGTGTTAGTTGCACTTGGTGCGTATGTATTAATATCCTCTTGAGAAGAGAATCTTATAAACATAGGATCTTGTGTAGATTTAGTTCCGATTGTTGTTTCTGTTCCAAAAAATACTAAGTGTCTATCTGGAGTAGATGTCAGTGTAAACGCAGAGGCTGTTGGTGCACCAGTTATAATAGTTGCTCTAGTTGATGTTGCACCTGTTGGGTTAGAGTTCCATTCAAAACTTTCACCACCATTTATAGTTGCAATAAGTTTATTACCAAAATTATCTAAAGACCAAAGTCCAGGTGCAGTTACAATATCTCCTGATGCTGCAGCGTTCCATGAAAAAAAGTTTGATGCATCTGTTACTGTTGCACCTGATGAATGTGTAGCTGCTGTTGTACCTGATGCACCTCTTGTTAAACCAGATAAAGTTCCACTGTTATTATTACTAGTGTAAGTTATAAGTTCAGACCCTATCAAAACCGTACCTGATGATGGAAATGAAGATGAGCTGGCCATTGTTAAACTAGTTACACTTGCATTTATTGATGATGATAATGTAGATGTAAACTGACCTGCTTGTTGCCCGCCCCATGATCCAAGTCCCCAACCTGTAGATGCAACCTC